TCTTCTCTTACTACTTCTCTTATTACCATTTTTAATTGACTCATTTTCATAACTTATGTTCTCCTATATTAAAAATCTTGTTGATAAAATCCTTTTCTTTTACCTGTTCTCTTTGTTGCTTTTTTGACAGTTACATCATTATTTGGATAAAGTAAGCTAGTAATTATTTTATTTCCTAATTTATCAAATATATCCTTCATATTTCCATTCGCTGCCAATTCAGCATCGGTTGGTTCACCACCCAAATCTTTTAACTTTGATTTTAAACCAGCCAATATCCTTTTAAGGTTATCACCTGTAATTCCAGAATGTGGTGGGTGTGGAAATACAGTATCTCCAATACCAGCACCATAAGAACCTCCCTGTGCAGTACATTCTTCGGGTGATAATTGTTCAACAGAACCATCCGGTAATGTACATTCTACCAAACCATCACTATTATTTATTTCATTTTCTAAATTATTTATCTGTACGCTCAGTGCTACTCTTAACTCCATTTGTGCGTCTTTAGCGCCCGATATATCACCCTCTGACATATTCAACGCTTCCTCTAATAATTTTTTAGCTACACCATCGCCCACCCCAGTACCTGAACCAGCACCAGTTCCAGCACCAAGTCCATCACCAGTACCTGTACCAGCATCGTTAATATCTTCCCAATCATCAGCTGATCTTGATGCTGATGCTAATTCACTATTAAAATCATCGTCTTGGTTTTTACCAAAATCAGCGGCAGATGCTAGCGCCCCACTACATAAACTTAATAAAAACAATAATGATAAATACACAGCAATAAGAGCATTAGCAACTGGACAAGCATCCATTAACCACGCTCGAGACATTTCTTTGGTGCCAGAAGCAAAACTACCAATGTTTGTAGCTACAACACCAAAACCAAAAGAAGGTACTACATGATCTACCACTAAAGATATAATATGTATAATAGTAGCTATACCAATAACCACCGTCAAAACTTTAATAGCGACAGTTAGTGCATCCAAAAAAGATTTAATAATCCTGATGATGACATTAATTGCTCTAATTATAGGATTTAATAAATGGATATGTTTCATTAAAGCCCCCAATAAAACCATAATCAAAAAAGCCACTAAAAGTTTCATTAATGGTGGTATGGCTTTCTCAACAATTTTAAGTAATGCCTTCATTGTAAGATCAGAAAATTTTGGTATTCCTGGTATCCCAGCTATTAAAATATCAGTTGCAGCACACATAGCCATACTAGCTGCTGCTAATGGGGCAATTGTAGCTACCCTACCTGGTACATCAACGGGTTCTAATGGTAATAATGCTTCAGCCATTATATCATACCAGCCCAATCAAATGGGGTTAATTCATATTTTTTTCTAAATTTTTCTTCAAATGGATCATCTCTTTTTGTTCTACCATTTTCAACAGATATATGTGGACATAGCATATTTTTTAAGTCATCTTTAAAATCTTCAAGCATTTGATTTTGTTTGGTTAAAGATTTACCAACCAAAGCAGCAGCATTTTTAGCTGCAATACCAGCCGCTATCTGTTGATTTCCCAATTGTATCATACTAATTAAATTTAACATAAGTTCTCTTAACATATCTCCATCCACAGCCGGGTGCATTGAATCACCCTTCAACGTAGTTCCTAACAAAACTTTTCCAGGATTTTCTACAGTTCCACCATTACAAGTTAAAGTTATAGTTTCAGCATCTACTTTAAATGTGCTTGTATTAAAAATTGTACTTCCAGCAACCTCTCCAACATAATTACCTGATGTAGAAAATGTTATACTCTTACCGGCGCCCAAATGTATATGTTCAAGAGCTGAGGCGAATATACTATCTTTTTTAGCATTAAATGTTATTCTATTAGATGACATTAAAATTTGATTTCCATTATAACCATATACAGTTTTATCTATATCTTTGTCATCTTCTTTATCGTTTTTAGACCCATTAGCATATTCAGGAAGACCCCTACCATAACTTTTTGTATATGTTTTTGATATAGATCTTTTTGATTGACCCTGTCCTTCACCATCAAGTTTAAACTCATCATCAGCCAAAGTAAACTCATAAAGTTCTGATTTTTTTGTACTTGGATTTATAGTAACATCTTTAAAAAAATGTTGTCTTAATGTTCCATATTCAAATATACCTATAATAGATCCATCTAATGTAGATTCTTGTTTTTGACCTGCTATTCTACCATTAGAAAACATCATATAAGGATTTTTACCCCTACTCCCAATTCTAATACTATTACCATGTCTACCTTCTAATACCAAATCTCCATGTATATCATCTAAAGATGTTGGGTTGGATATAGTATTATTTTTTATAAACGGAGTTCCTTTTCCTTGTGGATTATCCAATATAGGAATATGAGATTTTTGTAATCTCGGAATATTCTCTACATAAAAATTTTTTGAAGTTCCAGTACTAGCATTTAAATCAATTTTACCACTACCGGCTTTAGAATTGTTGCTTCTAACTAATGAGGGAAAATCAGGATTAAAATTAGGATTGTTGGAAGTATTAATGGGACCAATATAATAATCTATATCTCCAAATGTGCAAAGTAAAACTTGATCTCCCTTAACTGGAGTATCACTTATACCTCTAAGTAATGGAATATATCTTTTAGAATTTACATCAGATAAAGAAGTACCAGATGATAATAAGTCACTACCCACATGTGGTTTAGCCATAACACAATTCGTATCACCATCACCACTAGCCGCCATAGAATTACCTTCTGTTATAACACTTGTAACCTTTCCAGTAACAAACTGTAACCATATAGGACTCTTTGGTGGTTCATCTAATATATACTCTTTAGATTTTTGACTTATGTCTTCAAAGTAAACAAAGGTGGAGCTCATAACTTAATCCCCCTTTATATTTTGTGATTGTTCTTTAAGAGCGTCTATTTTATCTGCCTCTCTCTGAATATGATTCACGTCCTCCTGAAGAGCTGTTATTAAATCTTCTTTTTCGGCATCTGAAAGTAAGAAAGATTCTTCATCTCCGCCAGAAGATTTAGCAATAATCCGTTGTATTACGCCAGCCAATTTAACTAGGTGTTCATCATTTTTAACAGCAACATCCATATATTCTTTAATAATAGGCGCTACCATAACAACATCATCTATTGTTGTAATAAACCCATGTATTTCAGATATAAGCAAATCTATTTGCTTTTTTCTGTCTATTGTGTTTTTATAAATATCTTTAGTTAAATCTTGAAATGATTTACCTTCAAATATTTCGTCTTTTGATTTCACCATGTTCTCCTAAAATTCCAACATAATTTTAATTGTAGCTTCGGTTACAAAATTCTTTAAAGCTGGTTTACTTAATTTAGCTATGGCAATTAATTGACCCTTACGATTCCACAATCCTACAGAAGTTATATATGTCTGTGGATTACCACGCATAGTTTTATTTCGTATCGTATTCTTAGCAGATCCAGATGTAAAAGTTGGATTGTTACTATGATTCATCTGATTGTTTTTTACTCTACAAAAATACTGTATTTGTGTTCTATCTAACTCATTTCTCAATCTCAATGTAGTTCCTGTTCCAACGGCTCTCATGCAATTTACAAATCTAAGTGCGTTATTTGGACTATCTCCTACATTTAAATTTGGAGTAAAACAACTTGTGGATATTGCATTAGCTGAATTATTTGAGCTATAAAGATTATGACTATTTAAGAAACTAGCATTCAAATCTCCCGAACCTGCAGGCCCCGGAATACCCGTAGTCGCATGTCCTAGTTCTATACCACTAAATACCATAGTTCCCATTTCAGGATAGAACCAACCATAAGTTCTTGTAGACGCTGGATCTGTTACATAACCAGCAGTACCACTTACAATGTTATATCTTGGTCCAGCCGGCGTTGGTGTGTATGGTTGATTTGCACTATCATCGGTTAAGTAGATTGCTTGTGATTCAGAGTGTATTGGACCCGAACCCTGTAATTTAAGTGTCCAAGCTTTCTTGTTCATCTTATCTCTCATACGGGCTCTCTTGCCAACTAATATCCAAATATAATCATCTCTTTTACCGGTAGCTGCACCACCAGCGGTAGCAGTTGCTGATATTTTAAATCCGTCAGTACCATTATCTATTACATCGGCCTCTTCAGGAAACAATAAAATATTTGCAAACTGTTTATATATTTGTTCGGTTTCACCTTGAAGTGTATTTGGATTTAAACCATCACCATAAACATCTGATCCAGATCCTCCACAATGGCCATAGGTTACTGAGAATTGTGTTCTGCAACTTGCAGAATTGGGATGAGTATTAGCAATATTAAAATAATATTCCTCATTCTTTTTGGTTATTTCTTTCACGAGAGTAGTACCATCCGGAACTGGAATGTTCTCATGGATTTTTTTATCAGCTTTAAATGAAGCTGTGTATGTATTCATACCCTCTAATGTGCCATCTCCACCTGTAAAATATCCTTGTGTCCATTTCATTACATCTCTTCGAACATCTTTACGACCACCATATCCATCAATTCTCCTAGACAAAAATATCGCATTAGCAGGTGCACCTCTTGGTCTCCACTTTGGAATTCTTGGTTTTTTAATTCTCATAACAGGAAACGATAGACGACGACCTCTTGCTTGTGGACGTGGTTTTCTCTTTATCCGTTTCATTAGTTTCCTTGCAATAGATGCTCTGCTCCGGGCAGCTCTTTTCATTTTTCTATTAGGCGCTTTTTTTCTAGGTATTCTTCTTCTTTTCAATCTTAAAGCGCGTATAGATCTAACTCTAGCTCTTACTGGTTTAGCCCTTCTTTTTCTAATTTTTCTAGTAGGTTTTGGTCTTCTTCTTCTAGCTTTTAAAGCTGCAGACCTTTTAATCTTAAGTCCTAATCTAGCGGCTAAACTTCCACCTCTACCCTTACGAGCGGCTCTTCTTCCACCTCTTTTACCAACTCTTCTTCTTACGGCTTTTCTACCACCTCTTCTTATTTTACCTCTACCGGGTTTTAAACCAAAACCCTTTCTTCTTGTTGGTTTTCTTCTACTTGTGGGTCTTCTTCTACTTCTAACTTTTTTTCTAACCACTCTCTTCTTAGATTTTAATCCCAATCTTTTTCTGATTTTTCTTGAAGGAGATATTCTTCTTTTGAGTTTTCTACCTATTTTTCTAAGCTTTCTAGAAGGTCTTACTCTTTTTTTAATTTTTCTACCTATTTTTCTAAGCTTTCTAGAAGGTCTTACTCTTTTTTTAATTTTTCTACCTAATTTTCTAAGCTTTCTAGATGGTCTAACTCTTTTTCTAATCTTTCTAGATGCTTTTGCGACTTTTTTTATTCCCTTTAGCAATCCCCTACCTATTTTTTTTCTTCTCTTTCTTGAAGGGGTAACTGCTTTTCTTATCCTTCTTTTAGCTTTCTTTGAAATTCTTGCTCTTTTTTTAAGTTTCTTAAAAAATCCACCACGTTTCTTTTTTCTTTTACGCCGTCTTCGTCTGGCCAAAGATATAGGACCAGCATCCTCAAAACTATCTTCAGAAAGTGTATCCCACGTTCCTGTAAGTTCATTGAATTTCATTATTATTTCATTATATATTTTCATTAAAATATCTCCAAATTGTCAAAAGCAATACTAACATCATATAGATTGTATGTAACTAATCATATATAAATATATGAATTGTGAAAATATCTCTATAATAAAAAACCCCATTTTAATAAAAAATGGGGCTTTCAAACAAAAAATTATATATTATCACCTAAAAAATTTATTTTTCTTGTGTTTATCTATCATACCTTTAGTTCCGAACTGATTCTCTAGGCTTTTATATTCTTTTTTAAATACATTAACAACTTTTGTAATATAAGATGTTTCTATGTTAGTCATTTCTCTAATAAGTATATACAATGCTTTTTTGTTAAAGTTTTCAATCTCATCTCTTCTCTTTAATAATTCAATTATAGCATAAGCAACATCTATATCTTTTTTAGTTTTAAACATATTATTAATATTATGTTCAAGATAAACAATAAGTTCATCTGTAAAATCTGAAAAATAGTCATGTCTATTTCCACCCGTAGCCTTTGAATTTAAAACATCTACACTTGTATGGGAACAATACCGTTTATAATTAGCGTTATTATGTAATATCAAATAATTTTTACAAACAACTGAAAAATAACTAAATGCCTTTGAACCTTTTGTGTGATCATATTTATGCATATTCATAACAAGAAAAGAAAGTACTTCTTGTTTTACATCTATATACACATCATCAAAATATTCAAACTTAAATGTATTAATTATGTTCTCACAAAGTTTATCGAATGCATAATGTATTTCTTCTGTATATACTTTATTTCGTTTTGCCTGATCTTTATCTGGATCTAAAGAATTATATACAACAATAGCATCTTGAACATCCATATCAAAATACATTTTTTTACCCTTCTTTTTCTTTGGCGCTGTTGGTAATGAAGGGTGTGTATCTGATGCTTTTATTTCAAATTTTTTAGTCGGTTTCTGTTTTTTCGGCACTACTACTATCCTCCTCGACTTTTTCGTTTTCAAAGATTCCATTTAATAACTCCTGTACTTCTTTTAATTGTTTAAAGAAAAATCCAGTTTCATCGTCAGATTCATAATGTCCTTTGGCATCAACCGTTTTCATTTTGGTTGTTGCATACTCAATTATATTCTGAATCTCTATAATCAAACCTTCATATTGATTTATTCTTCGTAATGAAAAATATACTAATGTGGTTGAACCCACACCAATTAAAAAGAATAATATCGTTAATATCCACCACCACATAACTTATCTCCTATGCTGGAAACAATTCATCAAATTTATTTTTGAGATTGTCTACTTTTTTTTGTTCATCTTTTGTTTTTGGAGCTTTCGTAACAACTCCATTGGAAGTCTTATTACTTCTCTTCCATTGATCATATTCAATATGTGTTGCCATCATATCGGCTTGATGTAGAATGTAAGGTAGATTAGAACGAAGTGACCAGTCGGGATTATAAGACATCAAATAAGATTTATTAGCTTCATCATATAAACCATCTGTTAATTTAATTCCAATATATTCTTTATCAGTAACCTTAATACCATAATGTTGTAATAACCACAACCCTCTATCAGGTACTTTCATATACTGAAGATCTGGGTTGTGTGTATATATCTCACCACGATTTGTTCTATGCCAATCCGATGTTTGTGGGATATAATAATCGTTATCCAAATCACCAACTTTACCTAAGTCATGATGCATTGCTGCAAACACCAACTCTTCATCTGTAAAGTTAATCATACCATCATTCTTTTCCCACAACTCTTTAATATCAAGAGAATGGTTGATGATGTGTAAGATGTGTTCAACATATCCACCCGGCATTGCGTTGTGATAAGCACCCTTACCACTAGCTGGCGCAAACATCATTCTATCTTTAAAGTCTTCATAAAACTTTAAAAGATTTTCTTTTCTATCTTCACTAATATATTTTTCTATAAGATCTATTAGTGTTTGCCAATTCATTTCTATTTGTTCGGCTGTTAACTTTTTCATTTATATTACCTCGTATCTATTTTTTGTAAACTTAATTGTATCTTCTAATCTTAATCTATTTCTATATTCACTAAA